CGCAGAGAAAACTGCCTTCCAAGGAGAAGCAAACATTTTGTGTATATGGATGACCATTTTGTATTATATGTCGATTGCCTCTGGGTATAGACTTCCCAAGCAACAGTGTGAAATAGGCTTTGCATAATCTTAAGACATTTTCGGGGGATGGCATTGGTCGGCCATTCCACCACGCATAGCAGGCCAACTACAAACAACTTAACAAATCATAAAATTTTTCAATCTGGCATGGGCGCTGATGCTTTTATCAACAGCGAAACTATGCAATTTCGGGACAATGTCCCTGGTTATCTTGATAGCCGTGGTGTTCATTTTGATGCCACGCGTGATGATGGGATGGCTCAGGATGCTACTCTTGGCTCCTGGTTTTCTCGACCCATTAAAATCGCCGAGTTCTCATGGGACGTCGATCAGGCACTTTACCAACGCTTCAATCCGTGGACCTTATTTTGGGAAAACGAAAGAAATGTTGAAAAGATCAAGAACTACCACCTTCTCCGATCCACTTTGCACCTCAAGATCCTTATTAATGGTAATGCCTTTTATTATGGAAGAGCAATCGCAGCCTATGAGCCGCTTGCTCCACTTGATTCTACATCACCAAAGCGAGAATGGGTGCCTGCGGATCGGATACGGGGATCTCAACGTATGCATGTCTATCTCAATCCCACGACATCGCAAGGAGGCTCTCTTGAATTGCCTTTTTTCTGGCCCAAAAACAACTGGGTCGTTAGTCAAAATGACTGGAGAAATATGGGAGAGGTTGTACTTGCATCGTTTAACAACTTGCGACACGCAAATGCAGGCACAGAGCCTATTAACATTTCCGTTATGGCCTGGGCAGAGAACGTCAAGTTTGCAATCCCAACACGTTCTGTCCCGATCCCATCAGCAATGTCGATCCCAGAATCAGGCAAAGCGCCATCTGGGAATGGGAAAGGCTCAGACGAACACGAACGGAATGTCATCTCTCGACCCGCTACTAATGTGGCTCGAGTTGCAGGTGCACTCTCTAATGTCCCAGTTATTGGACCATATGCGAAAGCTACCGAGATTGGAGCGAATGCAGTTGCGCAGACAGCAAAGATGTTCGGACTGTCAGCGCCAAATAACCTTGACTATGCGATCTATGAACCACATGCAAAGCATTCTATTGCAGTTACGGATACTAAACAGTCAGCAAACAAAGTTACGATTGACAGCAAACAAGAACTAACCATTGATCCACGAACGACAGGGATCAGAGAAGACGACGAACTTCCGATCGCCAGTATGGCAGGGAGGGAATCATACCTCACACAGTTCACATGGACTTTGCAAGATCAGTCAGGACTTCACTTGTGGAATTCTAGAGTAGATCCAGGGCTCAAATTCAGAAATGGTGATGAATGGCATTTTCCTGCATGTGCTGTAGCTGCTTTGCCCTTTCAGTATTGGAGGGGCACTATGCGCTTCAGATTTCAGGTGGTTGCTAGTGAGTATCATAAAGGTCGGTTGCGTATTGTATACGATCCTCGCATTGGTGGTATTTCCAGTGAGTACAACACCCATTATTCCACTGTTCATGATATAGCAGAGTCTAAGGACTTTACTGTGGATGTGGGTTGGGGTCAACATGAGCCTTATAAGGAATCGCTGGGATGGTATTCTAGTCCTGAATATGGGATTGTCCCACTTACCACCAACATTTCTCAAGGCAATGGAGTCATTTCTGTTTACGTGTTGAACAAGTTATCGGTTCCATCACAGACGAATTCTCAAGTTCAGGTCAACGTCTTTGTGTCAGCTTTAGACGATTTTGAAGTAGCTGCACCAGACGAAAAAATGTCACACTTGAAGTTCAGACCTAATGTTGATCCACCAAGTCCTTTGACTACCCGCTCTAATGACGGCTATTCCAAGTTCATGGAAGGTCTCTCCCTGAGGGGAGGTGTTCCCGAATCAGGAACTGTGCCTGAAGCTGAAGACTGTGATGATCAAGATGCTCCAGTAGTAGATCCTCCACCCATAGATACGATGGCGGATTCTCAATTGGATCAACCGTTGACCACCAAAGTCTTCATGGGCGAAACCATAGGTTCATACAGGACTCTCCTCCGACGCGGGTACAAATCGGAGGTATTTGGATTACCAGAAGTTGAATCTACCGCATCTCTGAATCTCTCTCGCAGTTCTTTTCCTGTGAATGGAGGTTTTGTTGTTGGGCAGACACCTGCGCCCGGATCGATCCTTAAAACCTACCAAG